CGTAATCGTTGAGGCCGAGCGCGTCGATGACGTCGCCCTTGTATGCTTTGACCCCGATGTGCTCCAGCTTGATGCTGGGGTCGAGCCAGGCTTTGTATCCCAGCGCGGTCGCGTCATCGAAAAACGCGATGTCTTCGCCGATGAGCCCGCCATCGGGGCGGCGGTCGACCCGGAAGAAGTCCGGGTACGTGGCCTTGCTCAGATCGTCGCGGACCATCGGCTTCGTTGCGGCGATCTTCTCGATCACCTCGCGCTTGCAGAGCGTGAAACCCATCGCGATCGACTTGATGCGGATGTTGCCGTGCCCGTCCACCTCGTACTCATCGGGATTCGGGACGTTGACCACGCAGCGCGCGGGCTCTGTCTTCAGCATGTACGCCCCGCTGATGAGGTCGTAGATGGCGCCGAACCCGAGAACACGGAAGAAATCCGCCGAGGTCCACGCGAGATCCGCGTCGATCCAGAAGAGGTGTGTGCAGTCGCTCGTGAGGAACTTGCCGACGATCGAGCTGCGTGCCCACAAGACCATCGAGCTGCCAGTCGGGGCGCTGATCCGCACAGGGATGTCAGCTTTGTCACACGCGCGGACCGTGCTCATGAGAGAGACGGCCGTGGGCCAGGGGATAGAGCCGGACCCAATCGGCATGCCGATCATGACCCGCGGGAGGGCGGCGCTCATTTCGGCGCCTTTTCGAAGTACGGCTCCAGGCCGAAGGCTTTGACCACGTCGCCGCGGTAGACCTTGTGCCCGACGTGGCCGAGGCTCACGGTTGGGTCCAGCCAGATTTCGTACCCGAGGGCCATGAGATCGTCGAAGAAGGCCATGTCCTCGCCGCGCAGCGCGCCGTCGAAGGTGTCGATGCGAAAGACATCCGGCATCTGCTCGCCGGCGCCCTGGTTCAGGACTGTCGGCTTCGTCGCGACGAGTTTCTCGACTGCAGCTCGGGTCATGACGCAGAATCCGAGCCCGGTGCCTTGAATCTTCACGACGCCCGGCGTGCGGAGCTGCACCTTCGATGCGTCCGCGTTGCGGATCACGAAGGATTTTTGGTCATCGCGCTTCAGCGGGTAGGCTGCGCAAACGATGTCGAGCTCCTGCGTCATCCCGAGCAGGCGGAGAAAATCGTCCGGCTCCCACTCGATGTCGCTGTCGATCCAGAAAAGGCGCTTCTTGTTGCCCTTCAGGAACCGCTGCACGACCATTGAGCGGGCCGTGGTGATGATGCTGGACCCTGCGACGTACTCGATGGTCACGTCGATGCCGCGCAGCGCGCAGGCGTGGGTGGTGCGAGCGAGAGACAAGGCTGTGGGCCAGGGGATCATCGGTCCGGTGGGGAAGCCGATGGCAACCGACAGCTCGGCCGGATTCGGCCGCAGTACGTTCTCGCTCAAGTTCGCTCCTGAGTTTGGTGCGGGGCGGTTGAGGCCCACCCCGCGAAGCCTTGATCGTGTTACTTGGCGCTTACGACGCAGCGAACGGAGTCGCTACGGCGCCCGTGGTGTTGCAGCGGACGGTCACGAGCCAAAGCAGCGGCCCGATGTCGATCGCTTCGAAGACGTCTCCACGCTTGCCGCCGGTGGTGCCGTCGGTGCCGCGCCAGCGGCAGATGAAATCCGTCGCCGTGGTCTGGAACGACTCGGCCGAGGTGGCTACCGCGGTCGAGTGGATCATGTCCGCCATGCCGGCGAACAGGTCCGACGTCTTGCCGCGGATGTCGAGGATCTGCGTCAGGACGACGTTGTTGCGGATCACGTAGCGATCCCCGCTGCCAGTTGCTTTCGGCAGCGTCACCGTGCAGGTGCCGGTGATGAGCGCGTTCACCACGACGATTTTGTCGGCGTGATCCTGCGTCAACTGCACTGCGACGGTGGTGGTGGCGAACAGGTTGGTGACAACCCGATCGTTGAAGTACCCCGGCTCGCGGGGCAGACCTTCTGAAATGCGGGACATGCTGGTTTCCTTTTCGAGTGGAGAGCGAGAGGCGAGGGCGGTCAGAGGACCGCCCCCGTCAATTACTCGATTAGGCCGGCATGACCATCGCCACGCCACCCTTGTCGTAGGCTTCCGCCACGCCGTAGATGGTGTCGGCGGTGAGCAGCGTCGCCAGGTATTCCTGCTTGTACTGCGTCTGCACGCGCGGCCCGAGGACATCGGCCAGGATCAGCGCGTCGCGGTGCGCGAGCAGCGCGACTTTCGCCGTGGTGGCCGAGGTGGGCACCGGGCAGTTGCTGGTGACGTTGACGGACACGCCGTACACGTCGCCGAGCTTGCCGTTGCGGATGGTCTTGCCGTCACCGACGAACGCCTGCTCGGTGAAGCGCGCGAGACCCATCATGATGCGGCGGCCGACCGGCGGGATCGCCAGGAAGCGGTCCGACATCGGGATGTCGTTGTCGTCCAGCACCTGAATCACGCGCCGGATGCCGGCGTCGGTGATCGCGGTCGCGTTGGCGTTACCCGCCGCGTCCACGAACGCCGTGGTGCCGTCGCCGGCGATGACGCCCGCGGTCCAGGTCGAGGCGCCGTCGCCGCCGTTCAGCGTGCGCGCGGCGTTGAAGATGCTGGTGTCTTTCTGCACCGCCAGCGCGTAGCCCGCGTCGTCGGTGTAGAACTTGCGCATCGAGGCCAGCGCGTGCACTTCCGCGATGTCTTCGATCAGGCGCGAGTATTCGAAGTGCGCCGTCAGGGAGACGGTGACGCTCGAACCCGCGGCGGTCTGCGTGGTGACGATCGTGTCGGCGACCTTGGCGACCGCGCTGCCGCGGTTCGGCTTCGGGAGCTTGACGGTGTCGCCCTTCTTGCCCTTGACGTTGATCTTGCGGACGAGCGCGGCGAGCACGACGTTCTTCTTGTGCGCGGCCAGGATTTCGTCCATCCACATCGTCGGCACGAAGCCGGCGGTGACGAGGTTCGCGGAAACGACGTTGTCGTCACCGTATGCCATACCCATACCCATGATAATTCCTTGAAAAAGAGATTGGAAAGAGAAAGATTTCTACGTGTCGCGCGCATCAAACTCTTGTCACCGCTCGCAGCAAACTCTTGCGAAGGTGGGAGCAGAGGCAGGAGACCGCTTTTCCCTGACACAACCGGGGGCGGGCACTGGAGACCGACGGGGGCGTGCGGGCCTTATCCGTGGTGGTACTGCGGGGACTACTGGAGCGGCGAGTGGGATTCGAACCCACACTGCACGGTTTGGAAGACCGGCGTGCTGCCGTTGAACACTACGGCCGCTTTGGTTGCGGGAGCAAGATTTGCACTTGCGACCGCCGGATTATGAATCCGGCGCTCTACTAGCTGAGCTATCCCGCGACTGGAGGCTCGATGAGCCTCATAAAACAATTATAGCAGGTTCAAAAACCGCCCCTTAGCGCACCCGCCCTTCGGCGTACGCCACCTGCAGCTCACCGGAAAGCTGCTCGTAGCGGTCCGGGTCTTCCACCATCAGGCGGATGACGTCGGCGCGGCGGAAAATCTTCTTCCCGGCGCCCTTGGCAGGCGCTGCGGACGCGCCGCCTGTGGGGGCTGCCGCGGCCTGCGCTGCCGCCTGCTGCGTCGCCGCTGCGGTCTTGGCCGCGCGAGCACGCGCTAGGGTCTGCGCTGCTGCCGTGACATCCGCAGCGCTCGGCTGGCCGTCGGCGGCCGGCGCGGCTGCGGTAGTCGCCGCGGTCGTGGCCGCGGCAGTCTTGCCGCTCAGCGCCTTCCAGGTGCTGAACACCTCGTCGCCCGCGGCGAAGTCGTAGTGGTTGTTCGCGCGCAGCAGAAGGTCGCGCCGAATGGGCGACGCGGACACCCACTTGCGGAACTCCGGGTCGCGCAGGACTTCGGGCGCATCCGGGTGGGCCTGCTTGAAGCGCTCGCTCGCGGCTTCGGCGCGGCGCACGGTCTCGTTCGCCGCGGTCGCGCCCATCGTCTTGCGGATCTCCTGAATCAGCGGATGGTTCTCGATCAGCCGGTTCACCGAGTCGATCGGCTTGGCGAAAATCTCGCTCTCTTCGAGCGGCTTCGCCGCCGCTACATCCGCGGCTGCGGGCTGTTGCCCCGCCTTCTGCGCCGCCAGCACGCGCAGGCTGGCTTGGATCACCTGGTCGGCCTTGCGACGGTATTCGCCGAGCTCCTGCCCTTGGCGCCCGATGGTGCTGTGCGCCTCCTGGTACATCTTCACGACGTCTTTGACGCTCTTGCCCTTGAACTCGGGCGGGAGGTCATCTTCGCCGCTGGCCGCGGCCGCGGGCGCTGCAGCGGCAGCCGCCGGTTTGGCCGTGACGGGCTTCGCCGGGGCGGCAGGCGCCGCCAGTTCGTCGAAGCTCGTGAACTCGGTGGCGAGTTCGTCATCGCCTACGATCTCAGCTTCGTTGCCGGTCTCGCCACTCGCCAGCAGTGCTGCGTCGTCGTCTTCGAGAAGGCGCGACTGCGATTCGATTTCAGTACCCATGTAATGCTTTTCCTTTTCGCTCGGTAAGGGGCATTGATGACGCGGAGGCTGCCCCGGAGGACCGCCGCGGTACTACACCTGCGCTACTTATACGTGCCGTGCTCGCGCTGGTTGTGCTGCTCTTTGCGCATGTGGCTCTCGCGGTTGCGCTCCCACTTGTCCGCCGCACCGGGGAACGCACCGCTGAAACCTTCCAGCTTGGCGCGCGGCGCGGCGAGCTGACGCTTGCCGATCGCACCGCACTTGCATTGGTTCTCTTCGGTGCCAGCGTCGACGAGGTGCTCTTCAACGTGCCCCTCCGGGCAGCGGAAGTCGAACATGCGCAGGCCCATTACGTCGGGTCCGTCTCGATCACCTTGGCCGCGCCGCCGCTCTCGACTTCCTCCGCGTCCACTTCTTCGCCTTGCTCCTGCAGCGCGAGGGAGTACGCGGCTTCGCTGCGCTGCTGGTGCGACAGCAGCCAGTCCATCTGCGCGAGTTCACCCTTGCGGAAGTGCAGTTGCTCGGCCGTGTTGAGGTCGCGCGGCGAGTCGTGCTGACGGATCATGTAGTCCGTGTCCTCCATCAGCTTCGTCCAGCCCGGCGTGCCGTACATCGCGAACAGCGCGTCGTAATACTCCTGCAGATCCTTGTCCTTCAACGCTTGCGTGGTCATGTCGCTCCTTGCATCGCTCCTACGGTATGGGTCGGGGTGCAGGGTTTCCCCTGCACGGCGTCACGTTGGGAGCGAATCAACGCACCGCCTGCCCCGAATTCTGTTTACTCGGTGACGCGCGCCTGGCTGCCTTGGAACTCAGCCTTGGTGCGCTCGGCTGCCACCTTGGCGTGCGCGTCGTGGCGCGCGGCGTGCACGGTGCCGATTGCCTGGTGGCGCGCGGCGTGCACAGTGCCGATCGCGTCGTGGCGCGCGGCATGCGCTTGGCCTTTCGCCTTTTGGCGCTCGCCCAGCACGTTCGCCGCGCCGTCGATGCGCGCCTTGCGCTCTGCGGCGCGAGCACGCACAGCCTCGCTCGCCAGCGCGCCAGCCGACTTCAGGCCCTCGGCTCGCACCGAGCCGCCCGACTGGATGCGCGCGATGCGCTCGTTCGACTGGATGTCCTCCACCTCGATCGCGCGGTCCACGAGCGCTAGGCGGTTCTTCAGCGCCCGATCCTGCTGGTCTGCTGCGACTTGGTAGATGCCCTTGGTGGCGAGTTCGACCTGGCGGAACTGCGGCTCCATCACCTCGTTCGCCGCCTTCGCGTTCTGCAGGCGGGTGCGGGCGCCCAGCTCGGCGATCTCCGCCTGGCCTTTGGCGATCTGATACTGCATGCCCACCTGCTGCATCTGCTGCTGCAGCGGATCGGTGGCGGTCTGCGTCTGCGCCTGCTCCATCGCGGCCGCGTTGTCGATCGACGTCTGGATCATCTTCATGATCGACTGGCGATGGATCAGCCCGGTATTCGAGATCACGCCCATGAGCAGGATCTTGTACTCCTTGCTCTGCGGGTCCATCGTCTGCATCAACGACACGAGCTGCTGCGTCTCGTACTCGCGCTGCAGGATACCCATCGTGCCGGACATGTTGAATGTCCAGTTGAGCGGCGTGTAGCGCTGCGGGTAGAACTGCATGTTGCGCCACATCATCTTGCGCAGGAGCGGCACGAAGAACTTGTCGATGAAGCTCATCAGCGTGCGCTTGTGGCGCTTGACGATGCCCGAGAGCATCATCGACACCGCGCCGGGGCGAGCGTCGCCGCCAGCGCGCGATGCGAGCGCAATCACGTCGAGCGACCCTGTCGCGCGTTGCACCATCTGATCCAACTGCTGCGAATGCTGGAAAGTCGACTGATCGAGCTGGCCGAAGTGCAGCGGCATCAGGATGTCGCCGGGTTTCCCGTTGGTCAGGATGGATTTGCCCGGTTTCACCGTGAGCTGGAAGCCGCGCGGCAGTTTCGACGCGTCCATCCCCATCATCGGCGCGGAAATGTACGCGAGCGCGTCGATTCGAGCGCGCAACTCGGCGTCCATCACCTTTTGCGGGACAAGACCCTTCTCGCAGACACCGCGGCCCCAAAAACGACCCGGGACGATGTCCCACGGGTACGCCACGCAGGGGCGGTCTTCCATCAGGTACGGGGTTTTCACCGCTTTGATGCAAACTCCGTCGTTGGCGATGAAAACGCACGCCTCGATCATGTCGGAGTCGACCGGCTCGACGGATTTCTCGCCGGAAACGGCGGTTTCACCCTCGTCGAGGTCTCCATCGACCGAGGCGAACGCTTCGTCGAGCTCGGGCGTGGTGCTTTCCTCGATTCCTTCGAGGCCGTCGTCCTCGGCCGGGAACAATTCGGCGACTTGGCCCTTCGGGAACAGCAGATGCTCGGGCACAAGCCCGTAATAGCGGATGATGTGCACCTTGTCGTACACATATTCGTTCTCGACCTGGCGATCAGCGCCGAGTTCGGTGTCGCCAGCGCTCGTGCCGACGTCCACTTTGCGGTAATCGCCCTTTTTCTGGCCCGCTTTGATGATGTGCGCGCCGACGTACTCCTCGACCGCGACGCCGAGGGCGGTGTCGATGCTGCGCGCGAG